ATGTCCGAATTTTATTCGATTGGAGAGTTTTCTTGATTCATCTTGGGCAATTCCGGACATTATGGTAAGTCTTAATTCACTATCTTCGTCAATCGTATTAATGTTGTCATTTTGAAACCATACGCATACGCCATACATTAGTAATTCCCTTGTGTATCTTATACTGTCTAACGTATTCCTTGCAAATCTGGTAATTTCTTTCGTTACAATCATATCAATTTTCCCGGCTTTGGCATCTGCCATCATGCGTTGAAATTCGTCCCTTTTCTCTGTTCGTATTCCCGATATTCCATTGTCAATGTACGCACCAACAAATACCCAGTTTTTATTTTGAGCAATGAAGTTTCTGTAATATTCATCCTGGTGGTGTATAGAAACTTGCTGGTCTTCTGATTCTGTGCTTACCCTTGCATAAAAAGCCACTTTTAATTTCAAATCAAAAATGCTGCAAGTTTTCAGTATTTCTCTAGTACGATAAACGTTCATGCCCCGTTCTCCCTTCTAGTCGGAAGAGCAGAGATAAGATTATTATACCTTCAATCTCATCTCCGCTCAATAGTTTGGTTTAATTTTCGGAAAGAATCTCAATATCAATTTTTTCTTTCATTTCTCTGCTGATCAGTCCCTGAAGGTATATGTGTTCGTTCAACGCCAGTAATAACGCTTTGTTCATGTCGCACTCCTTTCTTTGACGAAAAGGTCCAAAATCCTTTTAAAACATTTTAGGCATATATTTCTATGTGAACTTATATAAAATGGATTCTAGCGTTTTTTAGTCAATCAATTACTTTAATTTACAACAAATCAAATATATCCATTTGCCCTTTGATTTCATCTTCCTTTTCATCTGTGAAAAATTTGCAAGCAATGTAATTTGGTTTCCAATCCACATCTCCATTGTAGTTCAGACACCTCGGATGCTTTCCAGGACGGTACCGTAAACATTCATCGCATCTGTGATACGGATTTGTTCCGCCGGAATCTTTGTACATTGCGCTTATCTTAATCATATGGGTCACCCTCTTCAAACAAACTGTGCTTTCTCAAAATTTCCACTTCGTGTTCGCACAACTTTATCTGGCATTCATTGTACAACTGCCGTGCAAGAGTACCGATAGTCGGTTTTCCTTCATTTGCCTGATGCACATATTTGTTACTCTTTTCCACTACGTTCATCAGCTGATCCGGTTCAAAGTCGTATGCTCTATGCAGTGCCAAAAGTAATGTCACGCTGTTCTCAACATTCGCCCAGTCCTGTCCGTCCGTAAATCCTTGTTCGAAACCGGCGTTGTAGCTTTTCTCTCTTTCTTCTTCCCTTGCGTTTTCTACAACTTTGTTCAAAACGCTCACGGTTCTATTGATCCCGTCTTCCTTGCCTTTCTGGTACGCTTTTTCAATCTCTTCATTTCTGGCTGCCAAAACTTTTTCTCTGGACTCGTCAAACATCCGCTGCATTCTTTCAATCTTTGTAGCTGAATAAGGCATAGTTACCGGTTTCCCTGTGAATTTTCTTTTTAACACCGCACTGTTCATTTTCCGCCTCCCATGATACCTGCTATCATTTGTTGTTTCATTGTTTCCGCTATGTGTTCCCGGACGGATTCTTCCGGAAATGGGATCTCAAGTGATCGCTCCAGAATCCGGTTGGTGATACGCTCATCATAATTTAGTCGAGAAATACAGTAATTACTTGTGAAAATCGTGATTTTTCGGCTTGTATAGCGTCCGTCGATAATTTCATAATATTTTTCATTTACCCAGTCCTTTTCGGTTTCTGTGCCGAAATCATCAATGATTAGAATATCTGCTCTGGCAAGTTCATCAATCAACTGTTCTTCCGTTTTATCCGGACTGTATCTTTTTCCCCATGTGGACTTGATCTCGTCAAGGATTTTCATAGACGTTGAAAACTTTACCTGTTTCTGATGTTTTTCAATCAGTTCATTCGCCAGGCTGCATACCATCCGGGTTTTTCCAGAGCCTTTCGTACTAGAATAAAAATATAGCCCAATTCCCTGTTTTTGCATATCACTGATATTTTCCATCCAGTAGTGAACAGCTTTCGCAGCCTGTCTTATTGTTTCCTGGCTCTCCGGTAGCTGATATACTGCCGACCGGAAGTTATTAAACATTGCATCCTTGTAGATGTCTGGAATCTCTGCAAACTTAAGCTGATTTCTATGAATCATTTTTTTGCGGATACCGCAAGAACACTCCTGGCAGTACGGAACTCCATATTGATCACGGCTCCATACCCATCCGGAATCATCGCATAAAGGGCAATGTGTCTGAACCTCCGTCATCACCGAGTGTTCCAAACGGGATAAGTGGTTCGACTTTTCTTTGAGTTTTTGCACCAGATCCATGTTTCCTGTCCCCATTGTAGTTACCCTCCAAAACCTTTAAGAAATTAGTTGGTTTTACAAACCAGTCAAAAGTAATCATCCATCCGTTTTTGTTGTCGCCTCTCAGGAAATCGCTGTGGCGAATGTTGTCCATAGCCTTTAAGAGATCGTCCATGCCATACTCTCTTATTCGTCCTTTGAGCATCTGGCATCTTTTTGATGCTGGTTTGATATCCCTGATAGGAGCAATGCCAACATCCTGTAATTTGTTCCATTCCTCGATAACACGTCGGACATCCGTCTGACGAATAGTATCTTTAGATACTATTAAATTATTATCTTTTTCTTTATCTTTATCTAATTCTTCTTTCTTATTCTTTATCTTATTCTGTTGCGTGACGTCACGTGAACTGTCACGTGACATATCTTGTTCAATTGCAAGTTTCTGCCGTTCTCTCTGTTTCTGTTTCCTAATTCTATTCTGTTCTCTGATCTTGTCCATGCCTTCGATATTCTGATGTTCTTCCCATCCTGGAATTGCAAGCATATTTCCATCTCTGGTAATCATTCCAAAATTTTCCAAAGCAGTCAATGCAAGTTGTATTACACTTTCATCAAAGCCAAGTTCATCTGCCAGCAGCTTTTCATTATACGGAATGTTTTCTGTCAGAAAGATAAGCCCATTAGCATTGCACCTTCCGGCCATCGTCAGAAGCATAACCCAAATAAGAACTATGTTGTTTCCTTCTGGAAGCTTTCTGATATGACCGATTTTAACATTATTAAACATCTCTGTTTCAATTTTGATCCAGCTTACTTTAGCCATTTATCTATTCCTTTTCTCTCCAATCTAATTTCTGCCCACACCTAGTACAGTATTTACTAACAATATCTATGTTGTAATTGCAATTTGGGCAGTTACCGTAAGCACCAACTTTTATTTTTTTGCCTACTCCGAAGTCCATGTACATTTCGCTCAAATTGCCTACTTTCTTCGGAATCTGCTTTTTCAAAGCTTTAATGGCTCTTTGTCTAGCTTCTAAGTCAACCATAACCAATCCATCTGGAAGCTCTGGACATCTTAATTTTTCAATTGCTTCTTCTGGTTTCATATTAATCTACCTCTTCGTCATCGATCTCAACAATTTTTAAGTCTGCAAAATCACAACACATCGCAAACCCATCAATCATTTTCTTTTTAACACCAAACACTTCCATAATGTAAGAATTATCCTCCATGATTTTTATTACATCTGATTTTTTGACATATTCAGCCATTCTTCTTCATCTCCTCCAGCTTCTTCTCAGCCTCTATATGGGTGAGAAACCATGTTTTTCCGTATTCTATGTCAACGCAAATTATATTCGGGGCGTGAATACTGTCTTTATCGCACTGTACGAACCATCCTCTTTGTGAAAATACAATGCTGTAAACTTTTTGATGATACACTCTGTTATTTGCTTTATATCCATTCAGGACATTTAAATCATAATTTGCTTTGCTCGGAATCTTATAAATATCATCACCGATTTTAACCGGCAGTTTTACAAGCATACCCTGCTCTTCTAAGTCTTCATAATTGCAAAGCTTTCGTGCTGCTGAAATGTAATCGTGCTGTTTAACCCAGACATCTGATTCTCCGTCTGGTGTAATATCATATCTTTCTGTTAATCTCTCCATCTACTTCACCTCTCCAAACCAGTCCTGAAATTCTTTCATACAATCAGGACATAAATCCAGAACATTATGTGTGAAATATCTTCTCTGACTATCCAGATTTAATACCATGATCCCATTAGGATTTTTTTTATCGTTTTTAGAATTGTACTGCTCATACAGTTTTCCACATCTATCACATTTCTTTGCACATGCCATTAATCCATTCCTCCTGTAATCTCATCAATGCACTCATTCCGTCCTTCTGCAAATCCTGCGTCAAATGTATTAGATGGATAATCTCCATTGTCTTTCTCTGGTAAATCCATAAGCGGACACCAATTAGGTTTACCTTGACAATATCCATATTCACAATCAATTTTCTTCATGAGGCTTGCGTCTTTATCGTCATCTGAGATTGAACAACATGCTTCAACACCTTCATCTAATTCATAACAGAATTGACAATCTAAGCAATTCTCTGGCGTATCAATCACTAATACTGATTTACTCATGACTCCTCCTCAAGACAACAATACACTATTGGATAGCCAGTATCACAATCACAATTGTTATAATCAATGTCTTCCAATGCTTTACTTTTTGCTATTTCCTCGGCTTTTTCTTTTGTATCAGCTTCAATATCGTCATAATCAATTGATAAGCTCATTCCGACACTTACATGCCATTTGCTCATTCAGTTCCACCGCCTTTCACAATTTCGATTGCTTCTTCATATGCTTCTAGCCGGCATTTGCTTGAAAATTCAAAAGCTGTTTTGCGATCTACTAATAGCTCTGATCTAGCTACTGATTCTTTTCTTTTCAATTGCTCCATAACCTTGTCTACATCAAAAACTGTCGGCTGTTCGTCAATAACTGCACCTATTGCAAAATCCATATCCGAATTTCCAAGAGAGTCAATTATTTTGTCTGCATCAATTAAACGCATTTATTCATCCTCCCACACTCCCAACAACCGCATTCTCTCATACAGTACAGCGACGGTCTTGCGCCTGTATCCGTAGAAGTCCTTAGGGTTCATCGGGACATATCTTTCTCTACTGATTTTCCTATAGCTTTTCCGGTGTAAGATATTCTCAATAACCATATCCGCTATCACCGTGTTTTTCGGGCAAGCTGACAAGGCAGCACCGGAAAGCAAGTATCCGTACTCTGCCGGGAAGTCTTTCAGCATCGTATTCAGTTTTTCTATGTCCTCTGCCGGAATACCGTAGTCTTTCAGCTTTTTATTCCTTGTCAGCATACCGTTGCTCCTTTCTATTCGTCTGGATGGTGCTTGTCGTACATGATCGCTACGCATACAAGACTGACCACTCCGGCTATGGTTCCAAATGTGAAGCCTAATAAGAATGTAATCATACTTCCACCTCCGAATCCTCTGGCATCTGAAAGATCACTGATTCTTTTATTATTTCTGCATATCCTTTCAATGCTTTGATTCCGCACGCTACGCTCTCAGGAGTATCATAACTTCCTGTGTATGCCGCTGTTGCTAATCCTGTACTGGTGATCTTTGATGCCTCAAAATCCATGTATGCTTCCTGGATCATTTCCAGTACTTTGATTGCTTTTTTCTTCGATGAATAAGTCCCAAGCGCATAGCTATCTTTCCAATACATGGTTGTATGTCCATTACCGTCGCTTAAAATCTCTATAGCAATCGGACCTTCCATATTAGCTAAAATTTCCTTGTCCTGACTTCTGATTAACATTTTACATCCTCACTTTCCCCATGTAAGCAACTGGCACGCTATTGTGCAGTCCTCCATGATTTCTGTATTTATGTTTCCTCTGTCTGGTTCTAATTCATCAAGGAATACGCCATTTATGCAGCTTCTTCCAAATCTACGCTCTTGCTCCGCACGCTTTTGAAATACTTCTGGGAAGTCCAATCTGATTTTATTCCAGTAACCCATGCCACCTTTTACACATCCGATGCAATTATTGTTCGGATATCCTAATTCGTACATAACTGGACGTTTCAATCCTAACCTGTCCGCTATTCCGTGCGCTTCTTGTTTAGTTAATCCATGTTCAATCAATGGAAACTCATGGTCGTAATCGCTCAGAGCCTTGCAGGTATTCTCTGCTCTGCTCTTTTCATTCACATCGAACCCCCATACGTAGGTGTGGTGATCTGGATGCTCGGATTCCCATTTTTTTCTTACTTCTTTCTTCAAATATCTCGTACATGGAGAGCCAAACGGAGTATTCATTGTGTGCGTGAACTCCATCACGTCATCCACTGAGTCAAACCTATCTGACTGGATTATCGTTATCTTTCTTCCCAACAACTTCTCACAATCATGCAAG